CTTCGGCTTCTGCATCTGACTCACTTGATAATTTGGAAGTAGTTATCTCATACTGCTCCGCAGGGTCTTGGGTGTTGCTTTTTTCCTTCTTACAAGCAACCATCGTTAAGGCAAGTAATCCTGTTAAAACGGCTACTTGCAGAAAAAGACTCTTTTTCATAGTTGAAAATTTATAGGATAACACCACGAATTTACTGTATTTGGAAGGCAAATTATTCTTTTGGTTTAATAATAGCTTTTTTTATGAGTTTTGCAACGAATGCACAAATTGATAATAACTACATAAGTAATGCATAATACTCCTCAAAGTGCTTTATACGATCATCCAGACCTATAACACCACCATTAACACATTTTGTTACAATGGTTACTACAGCATCTGTAGAACCTGCATCACACTTCTTTACACAGTTCTTTTCAAAGAACCAAGCAGCGGATGCTAAGGGATATTTTGTAGCAACCAAATCTGGATTAGCTACACAGTCTTCACCAATTGAAGCTGTAAAAGAAGCATAGTTAGACTTACCAGTCAGCTGAATATAACCACGACCCCTGAACTTATAACCATCTCCAGAAGCTTCGTTACCGTTACCCATACGAGAAGCATATACTTTGTTAGCAATCTTTTCGGGTTTACGTGCATAAGCATCAGCTAAAGCTTGTGTAGGAAAATACTTTTTAAAAATTGCCATCAAACCTTTAGATGAATAGTTTAAATTCTCTTTGGCTAATTTGAAGCCACCAGACTCATGAGCACACTGAGCTAAAAAATGAGAAAGCCGTAAAGGTGTATCTATACTGTACTTACTAATAACCTCTGGGATCTGATCAATTACAAAATCCGGTAAGTGATATTTAAGACTTGATAGATCCATCCTTAGGCGGCTTAGGATAATAATACTTCTTTTTCTTCTTCTGTTTAGGAGTAACAATACTTACTTCTTCTTTCTTTTTTACTACCATCCATTTTAAAAAGTTAAGAAGTTTCTGAACAAGTGTTTTCATAATATATTATTTTACGTTTGATGTTTTTCACGGTAATCATTTATGGCTGCCTTGATAGCATCTTCGGCCAACACAGAGCAGTGAATTTTTACGGGGGGGAGATTCAACTCTTCTACAATGGTCATGTTATCAATCTTCACTGCTTCATCCACAGACTTACCTTTCAGCCATTCTGTAGCCAGGGAAGAAGAGGCAATAGCAGAGCCACAACCAAAAGTCTTGAACTTAGCGTCACGGATAACACCTGTAGCTTCGTCTACTTCAATTTGCAGACGCATCACATCACCACACTCAGGAGCCCCAACTAACCCTGTACCAACACTTGGACTAGATTTGTCAAGGGTACCTACATTACGTGGATTTTCGCAATGATCAAGTACTAAATTTGAATAAGACATATTACTTATTTATTCCTAGACCCAATTTTCCAGTAACTCTGGAAGCCGTAGTTTATATTACCATTGATATCAGAGCTAAGCTTAAGACCCATTATTTGGTCACGCTTGGTCTTAAGAATCAATCCTACCTCTGCTGTACTTGGTGCAAGCCTCCTATCAACATTTAAAGCACCCCCCATATATAGCTGATTTCTTTTGGGAGCCTGCTTTGTAATAGTCACTGTCTCTTTTACAACAGGAATCTCATACTTAGCATCTACCGATCTACCGGCCAGTCTATTAAACTGTACGGTATCCCTTATATAGACTCCACCTTTAAGATCCTTCAATAAAACAGTATCAGAAAATAGTGCCTTAGAAGTATGCTCTTTAACCAAAGCTTCGTATTGAAGTTTCAAAGCAGCATAATTGGTATCCGGGAGATATTCAGGAGGAAGAGTATCAGTATCGTAAATGACTTTAAGTACCGGTACCCTTTTTATAATAGTGGTATCATGTCTTTTCCATACTGTATCTATTACTCTTACTGTATCAATCCTGGGTTTATCAAAAAAGCCAAATCCATTATTACATCCAAGTCTAGATATCAAAAATAGTCCGACAATTACTAAAAGAACAATAACATACTTATTAAACTTCACCTTCTTTCTTTTTCGTACCGGAGAATTTATCTATACTGTCTGCACCAATACCCACACAGGTTATGACCAGAACAGCGTTTACAAGAGCGTCTGACGGCTTAATACTATCATGATTGAAAGAATTGATAATAAGTGTTATACATAAAAAAGCAGCCCCCATAAACCCAACAACTGGCTTTATGGAGGTAGAGTTACGCTCATCCTTAAAAAGTTCAATGAACCATTCTTTAAATGTCATAAAAATATATTTTTTTGGGTTTAAGTCTTGACTTATTATCAGGCATTACTGCATACATATCATTGGTACTCAGCGGTTTATCTTCAGAATTCCGGGATGAACTAGTCGATCTATCACCATATACTTCTCTTTCCAGATTATCTATACGGGTCTTATCTATATTAGATTGAGCCATAAGAAGCTTAATATCAGATCTAATTTCGTTAACACCATTCCAAATCATCAAGCTAATAACGGATACTAATCCTGGAAATATCCAAACTTTAAATGCTACTAGTGCGGGGTTATCCTTAATCATCTCTAACTAGCTTTTACAAGTTTAAACTCATATACATCCCCTTTTGGCTTTTGCAAGCTGATAATCAATGAGTTAGGGATGATATTTCCTTTCTTGTCTTTCCGTATAAAATAACGAAGTTTGCCAGGGTGATATACAACTACCTGACCAGCACCTGCAACTACGTCAGCGGCAGGAATCTCAAGTAGATTAGCAGGCACCTTAGAGCCACTCATCATTGTACCGGGAATAGGCCAGCCCAAAGCGTCTTTTTGAGCATAAAATTTCTTAGCCATTGTATAAAGATTTATAAACTTACAATATGTAGAGGCTGTATAAGCCCTACAATATAATATACGAAGAATTTTTTAAATAAATCACCTATATTTGTAAACCAAACTACCAAAATTTATGGACGGTATAAACTACAATTTTCAGCTAGAACGTAAACTTATAGATCAATTTAAACAGTCCTTCTTTGAAAAAATAGGGTATTACCCTACAGTTATTACCAAGGTACATGCCCTACCTAAGCTAAGTCTTAACACATTAGAAAGTCATTTTACCCAATTTTTACCTGTAAGATATCAACGAACAGTTAAACTTAAAAGCAAACATCGGTATAGGGAAATAGTTGAAATTAGAATGATATACTGTACCCTAGCAAGGCAAATGGGTTATAGTTTTATTGAGATTGGTAAATACTTAGATAATAAAGACCATACTACAATAATGCATAACATCAAATCCTTTAAAAATCTTATGCAAACCTGCAATGTTTTTAGAAATAAGTACAACACAATCTTCAACTATATAAAAAACTATTACAACCATGAGTCATCAACTATGGACAACATTGATCAAGTACAACATCAGTCCGAATCAGTTATACTTCCTTGATAGCTGTAGAAATAAAATTAAACCTAGTCAAATTATTGACACAGAACAAGAACGCCAAGCTGCTATCAATAGAGGGCATATTGATCAAGATAGTAAACTAAGCACAGGAGCAGTATTTATCCTAGATGAATTTGAAACACTACTTGTAAAGACAAAAAAGAAAGTAGTGTCTGATATACTGGGAGTCAACGCATTAGACTCAATTAAGATATATAGAGAAATGTTTCCCACCATTAAGCTCCCCAGTGGAGAATATGCTAGACAAAATATTCAAGAACTAAAAGACAAGTTTGTCTGGTTTTTCAAAACTTATCCAGAATTTACCTGGGAAATAGTACTGGATGCCACAGATTACTATGTCTATAATAAACAAAAGGAAGGCTACTTGTACATGATGACCAGCTCATACTTTATACAGAAGACAGACCCCAGAACTAAAATTAGCAGGTCTTCTTTGGCTGATCTATGTCAGAATATAATTGACAACCCAGACATTCTGAAAACTCCATAAAAATTATATTTCAACACGTAAACTTTTTTGGTTTTTTACATTTTTAGTTTTATATTTACACTTATAAAATACATTTAACATGACAACAGTTTCTTTCAAAGAAGAGTTAAAAGAACTTTTCAGTCAACTTCCATCTGCTAGAATTATAAAAAATGATGATGAACTTAAACTTGTTAATTATACTATTCTTGAAGCCATCGTTAGTAAGATGATGAATAAAGCTTATTACAAAGGAAGAGAAGAAAGTCTTGATAAAATGGAAAGCATGGTCAATAATATCTTTCTATTAAAATAATTCATACATGAATATATGGAAACAGCAGAAGAAAAATATGGCTGTAAAAGTTATGTTAGAGTTCTAGAAGATGGTCTAACATATATAGAGAAAAGAATGAAAGGTGAGATTAAATCTTTAAAGACACCTTGGCCTGGTTTCAATGAAGCTGGAGTAGGAGGACTTGAATGGGGATCTATGCTCACAATAGGTGCACGTCCAGGTGCAGGAAAAACTATGTTAGCATCTCAAATAATAAGAGAATCTCATGGTCTTAATCCTGATCAGAAATTTAATATTATTGAATTTCAATTTGAAATGGGTTCAGATCAATATGCAGCACGTCAGTTTGCAGCTGAGGTTGCTGAAGAATACGGAGTAATATTAAGTACAAAAAAATCACTAGATAGCTTTGTTCATGAAAGAGTTAAACGGTATATAGAAGAAAGTAAATATCTTTTTTCTAAGGGAATCAGTAGAGATATGTTTCCCAGATCTCTTAATCATAAAGAGATAGAAGATGCTATAAAGATTAAGTATATGGATGGTGGACGTAAGCCTATGATTGTAACAATAGACCATAGTTGGCTCATAAAGAAAACAAGTTCTGAAAAAGATAAGTTTGATGTTCTTTATGATACGACAGAAATGCTTATGAAACTAAAGAATGAAATTCCTATTACAGTAATTATGGTTACTCAACTAAACAGATCTCTTGATGAAGCTACACGTAAAACACCAGGATCTATAGTAAACTATCCTACTAGCTCTGATATATTTGGAGGAGATGCTTTAATGCAGGGATCTGATATGGTTGTAGCAATTACAAGACCATTCAAATCAGACATTCGTTCCTACGGTCCATATGCTTACGAAGTAACTAAAGACGACGTATTTATGCACCTTCTTAAAGTACGTAATGGTGATGACCAGAAAAACCTAATCTTCCTTAAAATGGATGGTAAACACCAACGTATGATAGAAGTACCAGAATTCGTATCTACAAGACCAGATGGAACATACTTACGCTATTCACAAAGGACAGGAGGAAACGGAACAAGAACAACCTCTGCACCTATTGGCAGTGAATTATAAAATAAAATTATATGTTTAACACAACAAATCAATCAGCAAGTCAAGATGATATTAAAGAATTTAAGAAACAGAAACTTGAAGAAATCAGAGACTATCATCAATCACTAATTAACAACCTTGGTATTACTAGAACAGACTTCAATATGAAGATGCCGTTCTATGATAAACAAGCAAGATTGGTCGTTGGAATCTTTGCATCCGAGTTTAAAAAAGAAAAAGGTTTCTATTTTGAACTAATAACTCGTGACTTAGAACCAGCAGATACTGATCGTACCGTATATCGTATACCATATAACTCTTCATTTGAAGATGAATATGAAATTAATGAAAAAGGTTCTTATCTAGTACCATTAGAAGAACTACGATCCATTGATGCACAAAGTGTTGCTATCAGTGGTGAGAAAGCTTTAATGGAAACAATTAAGCCAAATATAAAAACAGTAACAGCATATAAAGCACCATCCCCAATGGAAGATGCCCCATATAGTGAAATGACCATCCGCGATTTTATGGCTATCACCATTGGTAAACCAATCAGTGCTAAAGTATGGCTTAATGAACTTATAAAATCAACATCCAAATAACATGGCACAGAGTATTCTAGTAATTGCAGAGTCAGGTACCGGTAAGTCTACCAGTATTGAAAAATTAGACTCAAAGGAAACATTCATTATCAACGTGGCCAATAAGCCCCTGCCTTTTAAAGGTTGGAAAAATAGGTATACCTTGTGGAGTAAAGATAACCCGACTGGTAATATATACACAGGATCTTCAGCCCAACAGATAGAAGCATGCCTTAGTTACGTGAACTCCAAGCGTCCTGAAATTAAGATTATTGTTATTGACGACTTTCAGTACATGTCAAGCTTTGAGTTCTTTGACAGATGTGATGAAAAGGGCTATGAAAAGTTTACCCAGATAGGTGCTAATCTTGCCCGTATTGCACGTATGCCTAAAGATCTCAGAGGTGATCTTATCATCTTTTTCCTTACACATGCTGAGGAATCAACTGACTTAGAAGGTAAGCGTAAGTTCAAAGCAAAGACCATCGGCCGTATGGTTGATGAAAAGCTTAGCTTAGAAGGTTTATTCTCTATAGTCCTTTTTGGTAAAGTAAAAAAAGATAAAGATGGTAATCTCCGCTATGTATTTGAAACTCAAAACAATGGAGAAAATACGTGTAAAAGTCCAAGAGGTATGTTTGATAGTTTCGAGATAACCAATGACTTAGAACTAGTTAAAAAGTCTATATATAAATATGAAAGTTAATTCCTTATTTTTTAAACATCAAAAACACAACGTATGTTCAGTACAAATGGACAGGAAGTAAAACAAGGTGGCGGTTCTTCCAAGTCATTCAACCCGGGAGTAGCTTATGCTCACATTAACAGTGGTCAACTGCGTACATCTAACAAAGGAGACAAGAAAACCCTGGAACTTTATCTAGAGGGACCAGCTCTTGAGAACTTTGAAGGATGGCCAATAGACAGGGACAATCCCGAAGGACCTAAACATAAAGGTCAGACAGCTCGTGTTGGAGCTACCATGTGGACAGATGAGTTTGGTAATACAAATGTATCTCGTAATGAGATCATGTATAAGCTTACCATTATTGCCATAGAATTAGGTCTTAAGAATGAACTAGATGCAATTCAAGCTAAAACCATTGAAGAATGGGTTAAAGAGGTAATTAATCTAGTAAAAGGCCATAATCTATACTGGTTCTTAAAAGGTACAGAAGAAGAATATAATGGTAAGACCATTATAAAACTTTCTCTACCTAAGTACAAGTTTGTTTCTATTGACGAAACTAAGCTTGACAAGTTTGATAAGTCAAACAAGTACCATTATAAGGCACTGACCACAAAGACTCTTAACAGTTTCGAACCAGCTACCGATGATTTTTCTATGTAGGTTTCTCGTGGGTTATCTAACATAGGGGCTGGTTTCTACCAGCCCCACTTTTTCACAGAGTAAAGCTATAGCTATACTTTTTTATATATAAAGTCAAGTAATTGCTTTACACTCAATACGATTATTATGTTTGTAACAAAAAACCTAGTGCATGACATCAAGAATGTCCCGGTACCATGGATATTTGAACATTTTTGTAAGCTTAAAGAAAAGCTTAACGGCCATGACATAAAAATCAAGAGTATATTCAACCCTAAAGAACGTACTCCCAGCATGTGTATCTACATTGCTAAGGATAAAGTATACAGGTATAAAGACTTCTCATCAGGCAAATATGGTTCCGCCATAGATTTAGTAAAAGATATTACCCAGCTTCCATATCATAAAGCATGTCAGCAAGTAGTAGAAAAGTATAACGATTTTGTCTTACATAATAATGGAGACTATGACCTCCAGGAGTTTAAACAGGCGAGTAAGTACAAAGTATCTTCTATAAAACCCCGGCAGTGGAATACATCTGATCAATACTTCTGGACCCAGTTTAATATCGGCACAAGACTTTTAACTGAGCATAATGTTGTCCCTTTAGAGTCCTATTGTATGATAAAGGACAATAAGGAACTATGTATTAGGGGAAACTATCTATATGGTTACCACAAGCCCGACGGCAGCCTGTACAAAATCTATCAACCCAAGACCCTGGATAAAAAATTCATTAAAGTCTCTGACTATATCCAAGGTTCAGATCAGCTTAAACAACATCCTTTTTTAGTAATAACCAGCTCTCTTAAAGATATCATGTCCTTAAAGAGTCTTAAGTTATCCATAGTAGACTACATAGCCCCGGATTCTGAGAATTCAATAATCAGAAAAGAGGTAATGAATGAATACCTAAAAAAGTATAAAAAGATAGTTGTGCTGTTCGATTATGACGAAGCAGGTATAAAAGCAATGGAACGTTATAAAGAGCTATATCCTACTATACAGATAGCCACTCTACCAATGAGTAAAGATATATCTGATTCTATTAGAGATAATACTGCTCAGGAGGTACGTAATAGACTAATTCCAATCTTAAACAAAAAACTAGAAGACTAGTTAAGTACTGTTTATATTTGTAGAGATAAATCCACACCCTATGCAGCAACCCTGGTTCTATAAAAATAAGGAAATCTATAATATAGAAGACTTACCAGCCTACAATAACATCCATGGTTTCGTATATATCATACAAGATACGATAACAGATAAGTTCTACGTAGGTAAAAAGGTCCTGCGTAATATTCGTAAAACAAAAATATCAAAGCGTTTAAAAAAAGCTACTAAGACACGTAAGACTTACCAGTATATTATAAAAGAGTCAGATTGGAAAGATTACTATGGCTCATGCAAGGAACTACAAGATGACATAAGCAAATATAATAAGCAAAGATTTAAACGCACTATTCTAGAGTTATGCTGTACTAAGAAGTACTTAAGCTACTGTGAAATAAAGTGGCAGATTAAACTAGAAGTTCTAAATAGAGGAAGCTATAACGGAAACATCTTGGGCCGTTACTATACCCGGGATATGCAAAACTGTTTTTAACAATGACAATTTATTTAATAAAATGGACAAACTATGAAACTGGCGAGATATATCGTCGAGCATTCAGCAATGTAACAGAATCAAGAAAAAAACTTAATGAACTAATAAAAGACAGTAAGATTATTATTGATTATACAGAGGAATCTGGACATATAAAAGTACTAAAACCAAAGACACAAGCTGATGTAATTAACCTAATAAATACTATATAATGAAAACTCAAGAGAAAAATGATGCTACTACCCTTAAAGATTTTCAAGAGCTTGAAAAAATGCAAAAAGAGTACGACCAAATCATAGCATTCCTAGAATATGAAGAGGCGTTCACTACAGATAAAAGAACACAAGAACGCATTTGTAGAAAACTTCAACAGTTAGGTATATGGTCAACACAACAAGAGAACTAATAGCTAAGTACCCAAAGATATTCCAACAACATAAAGAAAATCAAGGGATGAGAAACTGGATGAATGTACCAAATAGTTGGTTACATATTATAGATATACTGTGTGGAAGTATACAATCCTACATAGATAATGTTACCGTTTACATAGAAGGTAAGAAACACATAATTCCTCAAGTAATTTGTTTTCAAATGAAAGAAAAATATGGTTGTCTACGTTTCTATGCATATGGAGGAGATGATCATACTGAAGGCATGATTTACATGGCAGAACATTTATGTGATAATACCTGTCAAGACTGTGGATCAACAAATGATATTGGACGAACTAAAGGCTGGATCACTACTCTCTGCAGAACATGTGCTATAGCTAATGGAGACAGAGCTATGGCTAATTGGGAACCATTAAATTCTAAAGAAGATGTTAACCCTTAAAGACTGGATAAACTCTCCTGAATATAAAGAGTTAGTAGAAAGAATGCAAAAATCCCAAGAAGAGCAAATCAAAACTCTTGAGGATAACTTAACCCAGGATATGGTAGCTGACATACGCCACTGGCGTGTTGGTGAAGCTCCTGATAATTTAGATGCCAATAACTGGCGAGATATATCAAAACTCTTTGTAGAAAAATACCCAGAGTTTTCTGATAAATACAATATAGTAATGGATGATCAAATATCCGGTATGCTACTATGCGATGTTGCTATGTCATTACTTAAACAAAAACCTGAAGAAGGATGGAACTAGAAAGTATTATGGAAGAATCTATAGATACTTTGGAGAAAGATTTCTATAGTAAAAAATTCTTTTACTCATACAGCAGCTTAAATAAAATAATCTGGAATCCTCAGATTTTTTATCAAATGTATGTATTAGGACTTAAAGAAGAAAGACTAGATACCCATCTAGTTCAAGGTAAACTAATCCACCTATTACTATTAAAACCAGAGAAATTTGAAAAAGAGTTTATAATGACTCCTTCTTCACTTCCATCAGGTAATCTAAAAGTAGTAGTTGACAGAGTATTTAAACACCACATAGAACTTAGCCGTAATGGTGATGACCGTACAGAGCTTGCACAATTTGACGGAGCCATATTGGATGTAATGAAGAATATAAACTACTTCCAAAATCTAAAAACTGATAAGCAACGTATAGAAAAAATCATTACTACAGAAGCTATTTCTTATTGGGAATTTCTAAAAACTAAGGGTAACAAGACCCTTATTGATCCTGATATCCTTAAATTCTGCACAGACGCAGTAGATATTATCAAGACTAACGAGCAAGTTTGTAAACTTATAGGTTGTGAAGTTAGTGAGTTTGATAACACGGAGGTGATAAACGAATTACCAGTAACTGCCGAGTTCAGCAATAAAGCATATGGTCTAAAAGGTATTATTGATAACATAGTAATTAATCACGACAAGAAGATAATCTTTGTTAATGATATCAAGACTACAAGTAAGGATTTAAAAGACTTCCCTGAAACTATAGAATACTATTCTTACTGGTTACAAGCTATCATATATATGATCATTGTTAACCATATATACAGTGATATTACCGGTCAAGGATACCAAACTAAGTTTCACTTTGTTGTCACAGATAAAAACTTCCAAAGTTACGCATTCCCTGTATCTGAAGAAACACTGAATAATTGGTTAGAGAGATTCCAGACTACAATAGCTAAGGCAGAATGGCACTATGCAAACAAAAACTATAAACTTCCTTACGACTTTGCTAAAGGACTTGTCGTTCTTTAAAAAATAATAATGATAGATAGTTTATATACAAAGTATTTTCAGAAGTCTAGGTCCTTTTTATTCCCTGCCCTGGATATAAAAAGGACCTCTAAATTCTCTCCATCTGGAACCTATGTTGCCCTGAATGGGCTAATCCAACCAGAGGATATTAAACTAATCTGTGCCTACAAGGAAGACTCCTCTGAAGAGTTTAAGAACTTTGAAGAGCAGATGCTTTTAAGCAATCCCTTATTTTCACAGATACTACACATTAGTCATTATAACCTATATGTGTTTGATTTTCAAACATATGCAGATGATTGGTTCAGCTTTATGCTTGGTAAATACTCCAAGTTATCCAATGTTCTAAAGAGGGCAATTAAAGTATATTATGGGGAAAACTCGTCTGAGTATAAATACATAGAAACCTTTTTATATCCAGAAAAGTACTTTGATATATATGCTAGACTCTTAGACGTAGAACCTAGGACACTTAAAATGATTGGAGAACTATGTGACCCCTGTGACCTGGAAAAAGAAAGTCTAAAAATTCCATTAAAAGATTTAGAAATCTTACAAAAAACTGTTTAATTTCGTATAACTCAATTATAAATACTATGAATAAAACAATGATGCTGGTTACCGGTAATTGGGGTAACAACAAAACATTTAAAATGATTCCTATACTACCAGACTGTCCATTTAATGAAGCGATATTTGATAGAGATAGTAAGGTACTTGCTCTTATCGGCAAAGAAAAAAAGCAGAGTCTACATATGATTGCAAAGCTAGATGATAATGGTGATATAAAGACCCTTAAAATAGGTCGGAGATCAGGAGGTAAACAATTTGCTGAGGAACGTAAGATACTTGAAACATACTATGAATACTACATAGAAAACCCTGATGAAATTAAAGATATAGTTAATGCTTTTTCAATAAATGCAGACTCATTTAATTTCGTACAATATATGGAAGATGCCTATGCAAATACCACAAGCCCTACTAGCGAAGGAATTCCAGCGTAGTTTTTATTATAAAAAGGGGGAACAGCTTAACTGAACACAATAGAAATGAGTAACCAACAGATCCACTGGGTTATGGACTATGAAACACTATGTAATTGTTTCGTAGCAGTATTTCAGCATTATAAAGATGATAGTGTTAGACATATATTCATAGTCAACAATGAAAAAAATGACTTTACAAGTTTTGTAAACTTCTTAAAGTCTTGTATAAAAAATAAGCAGTATCATATTTCTTATAATGGCTTAGCATTTGATGCACAAGTTACACAATGGATACTTGATAATAGCCAGAAACTCTCTACTAAGAACACAGAGGAAATAGCAAATAGTATTTACGAGTTTGCACAGAAAACTATAAGTCGTAACGACAAAAAAGAGTTTTTAGAATATCCACCATATAAACTGAAGATTAAACAAATTGACCTGTTTAAGATGAACCATTGGGATAACCATGCCAAGATGAGTTCTCTTAAATGGATTCAGTATTCTATGGACTGGGATAATATAGAAGAGATGCCTCATCCGCACCTTGAGCCGGTTACGACTGATGATCAGCTCAAAAGTATAGTATCCTACTGTATTAATGATGTATTATCTACCAAGAAGATACTATACTACAGCAAGGAACAACTAGTACTAAGACAGACACTAACCAAAGAATATGGTATAGATTTGTACAGTGCTTCTGAACCTAGAATATCCAAGGAGTTATTTCTACACTTTCTGCAGAAGAAGCTAGGCTGGGAAAAGTCAGAGATTAAACAGCTACGCACTCCAAGACCTTACATAATACTAGCAGATTGTATAGTTCCTTACATCCAGTTTAAGACCTTAGATTTTCAAAATATACTAGAATACTTTAGAAGGAAAGTAATTACATCCACAAAAGAAGGTTTTAAGCACAGTATCACATACCGGGGTATCCGTACAGACTATGGTTTAGGTGGTATCCACGGTGCAACAACTGCAGGTATCTACGAAGCAAAGCCAGAATGGACCATAATGACCTCTGATGTTATCAGCTTCTATCCTAATCTAGCCATTAAGAATGGCTTTCATCCTGAACATTTACCAGCAAAAGAATTTAATGAGCTTTATAAGTGGTTCTTTGAGGAGCGTGAGAAAATCCCAAAAGCCGATCCAAAGAACTATGTCTATAAACTTATCTTGAATTCTACATATGGTTTAACAGGCGATGAAAATTCTTTCTTGTACGATCCTAGGATGACCATGCAGATTACCATTAATGGACAGCTAAGTCTTAGTATGCTCTATGAAATGATCTGTGAGGAGATTCCTGAAGCTATACCCTTAATGCAAAACACGGATGGTTTAGAAACTATGATTCCAACATCTGATATAGAGAAGTACATGAATATCTGTAATAGATGGGAGATAATTACAAAGCTATCCTTGGAGCACGATGAGTATAAGAAGATGATTATCAGAGATGTAAACAACTACATTGCTATCAGTAAAAATGATAAAGTAAAATGCAAAGGGGCCTTTGAGTGGGAAGATCTAGATAAAAAGAAAGTAGCTGTCTTTCACAAGAACAAAAGCTTTCTGATCATACCCAAAGCTATCTATGCATACTTTGTAAAAGGTACAAAACCAGAAACTTTCCTGGCACAAAATACAGAAATAACTGATTACTGTGCAGGGGTTAAAGCTAAAAGTGGTTGGTACTTTGAAGAACAATACATTAGTAAAGGACAGCTAGTAGTAAATCGTCTACAAAAGATAGTCAGATACTACGTATCAAACTCAGGATCTAAACTAGTAAAGCATCACAAAGACGGTAGAGCAATCCAGGTAGAAGCAGGTCAGTGGTTACAAACCACAATAAATCATATAGACAAGGATAAACCTTTTCAGGATTATAATATTAACCTGCAGTATTATTTGGAAGAAATCCACAAACAGATTGAACAAATAGAAAAGATAAAAACTAAATCATTCACACAATTATCACTTTTTTAATTTAAAACTATGGCAGTAAAGACACAATTTGTAACTGAGCACTACATTCGTAATGCTAGTTTACCCACACATGGTAAGAGTTACACAGTAATTTCTCACGGTTTCATCATTGATGAGACACGTAGAGAACTAGCCGCAGCAGGCTTTCAAATTAACCAAGAGCTGTACAAAACCAGCCTTGATGGACAAGTAGCACAAGGTGTATATCACCTAAATTATGGAAATGACCAAGACATGGGTCTTATGTTTGCCTGGTCTAACTCTTACAACAAACAGATGAGGTTTAAGTGTGCAATTGGTGCACAGGTATTTATTTGCATGAATGGAGTAGTTTCAGGTGATCTAGCTAACTTTCAGCGTAAGCACATAGGATCTGCGCTAGTAGATGTATCTAATTCAATTCGGTTTCAGATTGCACATGCCAAAGATTACTATAATAATCTTATAGCAGACAAAGAAATGCTTAAGCAAGTTACTCTTAATCAGTCTCAAAAAGGTAGTGTTATTGGTAGACTACTTATTGAACAACAGATTCTAACACTTACACAAGTTGGTATAGTACAGCGTGAAATAGATAAACCTACACATGCATATTCTACTAACCCCAACTCAGCCTGGGATTTGTATAACCATGTTACATTTGCTCTAAAGGAATCACATCCAATGACTTATATATCTGATCATCAAAAAGTACACAACTTCTTTGTTGATGAATTTGGTAAACTGCAAGGAGTATATGTTCCAGTTGTAAATGATCCAGATCTAGACAATTATAAAGAAGAAATTCCTATTATTGTTGATGATGAAATAGTGGAAGAAGAAGAAGAATTATTATATGGTGTAACCTTTAACTAATAAAAAAAGGAGGGGTGGGTAATACCATCCCTCCAAAACCTCAAAATATGAAACATCAAAAATTTTCAACATCAAGTGGTCAGATAGAAATCACCTCTGATAGCATTGTAGCACTCCGTGAATTTGCGGAAGATATTAAAAATTCAGTCGGAGACGGAAATGAACTTCCAAATTACATATCTGATATGATATTTTCAATTGAAACTATGTATCAGCAGTACTTTGATTTAAGCGAAGATGATTGGGAGATTCACGAAGAATTACACGAACGGGATGAAATTAGTTAACACCCCCGCTATAATTTAATAAAAAAATACTATGGAATTAATTAATGCTAGAGAAATGGCAATCAAGCACCCCAGTACATTTCATGCTCCTTGTGAAGAATGTCTTAATGATATACAAACTGGAGACTATGTAAAAATCTGCCCAGGAAAAGAAAGATTCTGGTGTAAAGTACTATCAGCTGACAAACTAAATAATACCATAACAGGATCTGTAGCCAATACTCTTATTCATTATGATTGGGAACCAGGTACAGAGCTTGAGTTTGGTTTTGAAAATGTGTATGATATTCTTAAACCAGAGGATGTAAACTTATAATATATAACATGGCACTAATAGCAATTTCGGGATATGCTCATTCTGGAAAAGACACGGTAGGTAAACTTATACAAATAGCCTCCTGCGATAATATTCCAGAAGGTCTAGATCTAGAAGATCTTTTATATAACCCTAAATATTCATCATTGATTACTAAAAACCAAAACTGGAAGATTAAGAAATGGGCAGGTAAACTTAAAACTATAGCCAGTATACTTACTGGTATTTCTGTAGAGAAGTTTGAAGACCAGGATTTTAAAAATAAAGCTCTTGATAGACAGTGGTGTTACCCTACAGAATGGCTAGGAAAAGAATGGTGGGTAGAAATGACAGCAAGGGAATTCTTACAACGTCTTGGTACAGATGCATTACGTAACGGTCTACATAAAAACACATGGGTAAACGCCCTAATGGCTGACTATAAAGAGACCGAGTATATAGGCTCTGACTCAGAGGGTGCTGATATCTATGGGTACCCTGACTGGATTATCACAGATACAAGGTTTCCTAATGAAGCACAGGCTATCAAAAATGCCGGTGGAATAGTAATCCGAGTAGACAGACCAGGATATAAACCAATTAATAATCACCCTAGTGAGACAGAACTAGACAAATGGGACTTTGATTATAGAATATTAAACATATCTGACCTAAATTCTCTACTCTTCACAATAAATACTATCTTAAAAAAAGAAAATAAAAATTTTATATCTTTGTAAAAAACCATAACTCAAATGATTCATCTACAAGGAACCATTAACACATTATTTGAAGAAACTTGTGTAAAAATTTACGATCCAGAACTTAAAAAAGTCATTGCTGTATTTCCAAACTATTCAAAAGCCGCTAATAGACTTGGTATACTCTCGTCAGTTGTACAACAAAAATGTATAAGAAAAACTAGAGTATTCTCACCGACATACGGTAAAGAAGTAGTATGTAGATTATCAAACAAAAATAAAGAAGAAACTGTTTTGATAGAAGAATCCAAAAATAAATTCCTATGAAAAAGTATATTAACTTAATATTAAGTATTGGAACTATTGGATTACTGTTCTATACTCTATTTAATCTAAAAGAACAGGTAAAACAAATACCTATTTTAAAGCATCAAATAGATTCTCTAGAATATATATCAGATAGTTTACACAGTGAGAACTTTATACTTACTTCAGAGATGGGTAGACACGAAATAACAAGAGGTGAAATTTTAACCAAATATCCTAAAATATATGATGAATATAATACGTTCCTTTATACTCAAACTGAGTAAAATTAACTGGACATTTATTCTTGTCTGGTCTTTAATCCTGTTCTTAACATTTAAGTTTTGGGCATCAGCATTTCACTTTTTATTTAGTAGTCAATGAAAGTAAGTTTTGACTTTGACGGAACCCTAGAACAAAAAGAAGTTCAGGAATATGCTAAGCAACTTTTAGAAAAAGGTATAGAAGTATGGGTGGTAACCACCCGGTGGGATGAAAACCACAAACACAAGTACCGTCATGACGTCACACTAGATGATCTATGGGAAGTAGTAGACAGACTTGGTATCCCAAGACATCAGGTAAGATTTACCTGTATGGAGTGGAAGTACACCTACTTAAAGGGTACAAAGTTTATCTGGCACTTAGATGATAATGAGGATGAGTACTTTAAAGCCAGGCAGAATGGTGGCTGTAATGTGCCTATGATTAATGTAACCTCATATTACTGGAAAGATAAATGTGAAGAACTACTCAGAGATGCTGCTAATTGAGAACTAAGACTACTATATAAGTAAACATCCTTTTGAAATAACTGTAAAAAATTAAAACATGAATAACTGGTCAGTATCAATTTCCTTTCTACCCAAGCATCGGCTTCTAGTTGGTTTAAACTTTGTACAAGAAATACAGATTATAGATCAAAAAGAAACAGATATAACTCGTTTTGAAGTAGGTGTAATGCTTTTTACAATATGCTTTGAAAAGTATTAAGAAGGAGGGTATTAACCCTCCTTTTTTATCTTAGTCCCATTTCTTTTCTGAAGTCATCATCAAATATAGCAAACATATCTTGTGCTACTTTAACCCCTGGTAACATCTTATTAAAGTACTTTATGGGATGAGCATTTTTCATTGTTTTTTCATCTGATAAAGCAAATCCCATAAGCTGTTTGCTAGAGTGACCAAAGAAGTTGTACATATCTTCTAGCAAACCTGTTACTGGTGCAGGACTTTTTAAAAGTATTCTTGCCTCAGTAGGATTATAAAAGAATGCAAGTTCATTAAAATACTTGCTAATAGCTCTACCCATCAATCTTTCTGCTGGAGTTTTACCTTTCTCATCATCATCAGATCTCATCCAGGTAATCATACCTAAGAATGCCAGCAATAGTAAAAGCTCACGTTTCATTGAACGCAAGTTAGCCAAGTACATATCTATAAATTGAGTTTCACTCATTCTTGTTTCAAAGTTATGGTCACCAGCCTCACGCCTTCTGATTACCATTTCTCTATATCTTTCCTTGGCTCTTTCTATAGCGTTATCACCATAACCAACAATCAGTTCACCAACCAATGGTAAAAACTTTTTATCAAAGAAGTGTTTAAAAAATGTACGTGCCTTTCCATAAGTGTATGTCTCAAGCTCTGAGTCATAAGACACGTCTCCAAAACGTTCTGCAACCATCTGCGGAATCCAAGATCTGAATTGCATAAAGACCTGACCCATCATACTCATGCGGATCTTGTTTATATCTTCATGGGTAGCATTGCCGATGATATTCTTGTTAATCTTTTTAATTTTATTTCTAAACAAAGTAACCTCTTCACTGTCACGCTTAAGACCCTCTATTTCAAATTTACCATTAACAATCTTACTTTTTACTTTAAGACTCCTTGTCTTTTTTAGCTCTTCCACTTCTTTGTCTATCTTATCCATCAAGGCTTTTCTATCTGCACTAGGAAGATTGTATATCTTTTCATAGTCATTCATCTTCTTCACATAATCGCGGATGTATACAATCTTACCATTGTCATCAACCATATGACTTCTAAACATTGCTAGAGCTACGGGTTTAATTACAAGCTTATCTGATATCCTTTGTATAATAAAGAAGTCTTCTGCATTTACCTTTTTTACTACTTCGTTAATAGAAAGCTGACGAGTTCTGCGGTATAGAGTTTCATCAAGCTCAGGAGCAATATAATCCAGAAAACCAAGAGCTTCTGTATTGCGTGTACTATAGTCTACTATACCATTACCCCAATCTGAGTCATTAAAGTACATATCTTTACCTGCAGTAAATGATGCATTAAAAGTACCTCCTACAAGGGCGGCAGTACCTGATATAGGATTAAACGCTAGAGTTTTTAAGCTAAAGTAGTGCATGATCTTCTGTAGTCCCCTGGTAAGGGATACATCTTTACCAAGCACGTTTATTACTTTGTCCTCAGATAGATCAATCTTCTGTCCGTAAATTTGATAGTTAATATGGTTCTCCAGCACTTCTGCGTTGATTGTATTTGAATCAATCTTACCGCCTTTCTTTACTTTACCATATATATTTGTTTGTAATGACCCCTTATTCTGTTCTACAAACAAGATAGCATTAACTGAATCTTCTATAGAGCTCATGGCTTTATAGTTTTCAGTATGAGCTGCCCAGGCACCAAAGACTTTAAACAGGTCAAGAGATTTTTCCTGCCCTAACTCTCTGGTATAGTAGACAGGTATTTCCATTATAGGCTTACCACTGAGAGGGTCAATCTTGCCAAACTGATTAGCAGAATCAACTGCAATCCCGGACAAAAAGTTTTCTCTTTTCAAAAGGTTGTTATACTCTCCAAAAGCAAAAGCTTCAAGCTTGGTCTTGTGCAGAGAAGGTATGAATCCAAACTCATAATCTATCATGCCTGCTTTTTCTGAGTCCCTTAAAAGGCTTTGAAAGTATTCATATACATCTACTAGTGGTTTATTAACCAATTTACCACTGGTATCTTTTTTATACATCTCCTTATACTTATCACTGTACCATTTCTCAATAGGTTTACGGAAGTTTCCTTTACTCATAAGCATGGCCACTTTACTCTGGCCACCATTATGAGTTTCAATCCAACGAAGCAATACTTTTTCTTTCTTTTCCTTGTCTTCAACAGGATCCATAGAGTATATATCACTCATTACTATCTCCTTATACTTTTTGAAAGATGCTTCATAAGCTTCTTTATCAAAGATAGTATTATCTTTAATCCATTGTATATCACCTTTCTGTATAGCTTTCTTTCTTTCCTGCCTGTACTCATCAGAGTATATATCCAGAAAGTCTGTCCCATTCAAGATGCCGTCAAACATTTTGTCCTTAGAAATACCTTTGCTGGACGCCCAATCTTCAAGCTTTTCCTTTAACTCACTTAGCTTATCAAACTTCTCATCTATAGTGATGTCTCTGATCTGACGAGCTTTAACAAGCAATCTATTTAACAGTTGAGTAGCCGCTGTATCCAATGTAGATAGACTCCTAAAGTTTCTTTTAAGATAATCCATCACACGTTCACGATCAAGAATCCCAAATATTCCTTGTGACTTGGCCATCTCATCTGTAAGCTCTTTTGCTTTATTCTGAAGAGAAAGGATAACATCTTGGGCGTTTAACGCCATTGTTTTATAATTATCCTGCTGCTTCTCAAGATCTCTTTTTACAACCTCATCTGTTTCTTCTTCTATTTGTTTCTTAAGTCTGACAAGAATTGATTTTAGATACTTTGAACCATGAGCGTACGCTCCAATAATTTCAACACCCTCAAGAGCTTCTCCTACAGTTAGGTTATTATTTGTGATCTTATCTTGATATTTGTCTATCTGAATAAGACCACTTTGAACAAAGAACTTCATGTCTTTTTTCACCTGAAGATTACGTATTGTTTTTTTTAATTTGTTAAGCTCAAGATTTTTCTTATCCTTATTTTTTGTAGATCGTTGTGAAATAAGGTCATAGGTAAAGTTTAGCTTTTCAATCAGATCGTCTAGCATCTTATCTCCTGTCGACTCCCTAAGAGCTACTACCGGTAATAGGTATTCTTTACTTTCAGGAATTAAGGTAGCATCAACCGGGCCAATCTCTATATTCTTAAGATCACTTGGTGCCCAAGTAGTAGCATCAAGTCTTATATTTTTGAAGATAGTTCTTATGGGAATTGCTCGTACTTTATTGAATTTTAGTATACCATATTCCTTTTCCAGAGCATCTGTATACTCATCCAATTGAATTCTGTAGGCCGGTTCTTTAAACCATTTAAGTTCTGTTTCATTATTCCTTACTTCTTGGCTCTTCCAATCATACACATCTACTGAGCCATCCTTTAAAAATGCAATAAGGTCGGTAGTGCCAGGCATTCTTTTTCTTGAGTTATATAGTTTTACTTCAGACATAAATCGTGTTCCACTAGGGTAACTCATCAATAAAGATCTTATGTACACATCCAGCTTGGCTTGTATTTCAAGGTTGAATTTGGTTGGGGGAGCAACTAAGGGTTTACTTCTAAGAAGACCGGTGTCTTTGTTAACATATCTTTCAATCAGTTTGTCTATGTACTCATGCAGCTCTGTTCCGTATTCTGCCTTAATATTGTCAATGATCTTTTCAATATCAGTACGTTTATCAACTGGAAATTTAGATTTATACCACGGTTTTACAACGTTTTCACTTACAGAGCGTGCAGAGCCATCAGGATTTCTAATCTCTTGAGCATCTACACTATACAGGTGTTTTTTTGGATCAAGAGTTATCCTGCTCTGGTCAGCCTTTACTCGGTTGAACAGTTTTGCGGAATAGTCTTCAGTTGAAGAATCCTGAAGGAACATCTCACTGGAAAGATTGTTTTCATCTAGGTCTGCAATATCATTTTCCAGGATCTTATTAGCTGCTGTTGCAAAAGGGTTCTCTATGGCACCATTACGCTTGCCGGCTTTAGCAAACAACTCAGTGATAAATTTCCAGACTTTAGCCCACCATTTTTGAGCTTGTAATACTTTGGTAGAATCATCTATCCCACGTTCTTGTGTAATTACATAGCTCATAATAAGTTTACCAATGGCTTCTTTCTTTAACTTATTAAAGTTAATAGTACCATCACTATTACGATAAAGCTTGTTGTCTTTATAGGCAGCTACAACTTGAGAATAGAGCTTGTAGCCGGTAATCTTATCATACATCTCTTTATAAAGAGGTGAGTTTACACCTAGCATTTCCACAAAGAAGTGGGCTGCTTCTTCAGGCAGGGTAGTAATATCAGCCTGACCTTCTACCACCTGGATGATTTTATTAAGCATATCAGCTACGGCAATACCTGAAAGAGGTTTGCCTTCACGGTCTTTCAACTGGTTGACCGTTTCCAGACGTATACCGATAGAACTTAAGAAACGTTTGATCTTGTTATCAATGTTCTCATCAGGAGCCTGCTCACTTTGACGCTCCTGTTGCTGATATATATTCCCTGTTTGTTCAGAATAAGTACCTTGGTTAAACAAAGACTTTATCTGATTAGGTTCATATACAACAAAGTTATCTGCACGTTCAGGGTCAGCTATATCTTTAAGAATAGCACCATCTACATTTTTATTTTCAGCACCCTGCTTAACAAGCTTGGATACTTCCATTAACGCTCCTCTACCATCCGCCTGCATTACAAACGGTTCACCATTAAAGTTCTTTTCTACCGGTGACTTTACATTTAAGAAGACAGGCATAAGGTTAGGTGTAAACCCACCGTTTTTAATATCCTGTTCTACCTTATCTCTTCCTAGTACAACTACTTTACGTAAACCTGAAACAAACGTATCAAACTTCTGAGAGCTTAATGACGTAATATTTCTTCCAGTAAACTGAGCTAGTTCTGGTACAGCATTTATTTTTCCATTTATCACACCATCTAAAGTTAAATACACACTTTCATAGCCTAAACTATAGCTTGTATTAGAATCAATTCCAAACTTGGAAACACTTGTATACTTACCAGAAAGTATAACCTGTTTATTCTTTTCAAGTTTGTTAACCTCATTTTCCATGTCATTGTAATACCTACGTGGATTGGAAATACTTCCTCCACCTGCGTAGTCACGTTCTAATGATCTATACTTCTGAGCCAACACTTTAAGGTTCTCCATGATTTGTTCCTTGGTTAAACCTTTGGTTTTTAAACCATCTATGTAAGCTGCAAACTTGGGTGACTCTTTACGTAGATTATCATATACCTCCTGTCTTCTTTTTTGATCCCATGATAAAGTGGATGTAATTGTTTGTAGAGAAGAAGATATCAACATAAGTTCCTGCTGGCGTGCCATGATAGCATAGTTGAATGCTACGTTCTCATTATTAGTAAAGAAGAATGCATTTTCAGCATCAAAAGATTTACTACCATCAGCCGAACGACCGGTAGTAGATCCTCTAAGTTCTTTATCAAACTCAGCAAAATCAGACCCAGTACCATGGAATACTAACAGTGGCTCACCATTCTCGTCCACCACTTTAGACCCTTTACCTGATTGCCAGTCTCCAAACCATCTTTTGAAAGAAGGAGTGTACACCTGGGCCCAATGTCTTAAAGCTTGCTCTTTATTAGAGACAAGCTTATTAATAGATTGAAACAAGTTAGAAGGCTTACCATTAGGAGCAGTAACCGAAGTTATTTCTCCGGCATTATTACGGAACACTTGACACGACATAGGGTACTGATTTATTTTATTTTATCCTCTTTTACAACCTCCATCTAAGTTCTTAAGAACATCATCTACTTCGGAACTTGTATTTAATCCTTTACTTACTAAGTCCAGTAGAACATCAGCACTTACAGGAGCTGTTTCTGCAGGTCCAGTTCTTACCTCATACTCTTTAGGAAGAATAACATTCTCAGGAATACTAATTACATTATAAATTCCTTTAATAACATCTTTGATTTCTTCAATAGAATATCCAGCTAAGTCACTTCCCAACTTTGTTACATAAAATTTGTACTGAGGATTATTATAAGCAAAGTCTATAAAAGTACTTATATCTCTTCTTATATTATCAAGAGAAACACTTCTTTTACCTCTAGCTAAATCTTTAGTTACAATTGCATAAGATTGTCCTTGTAAACCTCTAGCTTGACCTTGCTTAGCACCAAACTTTTGTTTAGCTGTAAGAGCAGCACCTAACCCATGTCTACCTTCTGTATTAGATCCAAATACAAATACCTCATTTGGTTTAAGAGAAGTAATATTTTCTGGTGTATACTCTCTCTCAACACCCATCACGTCAGGAGCTTGGGTAGATATTACTCTTTTATATGCTTCAATCAAAGTTTTTAGAAATATGTTACCCGTATTTGATGTCCAACTGTTACCTTCTTTCTTTTGATAAGTTTCTGGATTATCTGATGTATTATACGTATGTATAGATTTTTCTAAAAATTCTATACCACCTCTTTTAGTTATTTCGTCTACTAAAAATGGGTATTGTCTTAGTTTAGCTTCTTCTAAATCTGTTATAAGTTTAATATTTTCAGGCGTAGCACCTTCTTCTTTTCTAAGGCTGAAATAAGCTTCTTCTACATCTTTATAGGGTTTGCCATTAAATTTAATTCCCTTATCTAGTTCTTTATATATACCAACAAGTTTCCCCTTAGAACTAGAGGTTCCTCCTCTAGGATTATAATGTGTGGGATTGGTAAGAGCTGCACCTAATGGGTCATTAGAACCACTAAATATATTTATACCCTTAACACTTACAGGAGCTTTCTTATCAGAAACAGATGTAGCTGCAGGTTTGGCTACAGACTTTACTACCTGACGCTTAGTAACATCATTCAATATAGATTGTAGTTTATCCTGCCATCCTGGATTAGCAATGTTGATTACAGGTATACCCTTACGATAAGCCATATCGATAGCCTGATTAGTTCCGCCACTTTCAGGACGTTGTCCCTGACCTTCCCATCCAGATTTGTCATAAGCTATAACAAAGTCTACAGGAGTATCTAGGTTTTGGCCAAATATCTGGTTGGTGTTGCGGGCCATGAGCTCAATACCACCCTTAATACGCTTCAGAGCTTCAGGATTAGGATGAATCTCAAGAGCTATCTCTTTGCTTACATCTGTAGCATCTTTAGGATAGAATACATTCTTTTTCTTAGCAGTGTTTCTAAAGACAGCATCCGCTCCTTTGGCATTGCCTGTATTGACAGTAAAGCCCATATTCTCTAGCTGAATTACTATCTGCCTAAGAATGTTAAGAATCTCTTCAGGAGTTTCTCGTGATCCAATGCCAGCATAAGTCATGCTAGCTATTGAATTATCTTTTCTGGGAAGCTTGTCAAACTGTGGCGTATCTGAATCATCAAAAGTTTGTTTCATGTACTCTATATGTTGATATACTGCATCTTGATGTAAAGACTCATCTATCTTCTCATTTAGGGTTTCAAATCTTGATTTTCCAGTTATAGGATCACCAGCTGAAGTCTCCAGTACATACATACCATTGCCAAGCATATTGATAGGTCGGTATGCAATCTTAGGTTTTTTGTCAGTAACATCTTCTCCATCTTGAATAACTGTAACCTTTTCAAATAAACGTGGAGTGTACAGATTATCAGTATTTTCAATTAAACTATTTGGAATAAGCAATTCACCAAAGAAAGCTTTGGCTCTATCTTTTAACATCTTATGAGTAACACCTTCTTTAGGAACATATACCTTTACATAGTCATATGCAGCCATTTTGTTTTGACGATTAAGAATTAGTAAACCATTAGAAATAGTTGCCTTCTTAAGCTTAATTGTAGGTACAATGTTATTGTTTTTGGCATAGTTCTGGTGAAAAGCTCTCCATATAGCTTTGACATCAATTGGATGCATACTATATGTATATGACCTGAAAATCTTGGCAGCTGTATCTGCGTATAACGCAAGAGGCATGACCTTTGTAAAAGTGATAGGGCTCAGTTGAAGACCTGACTGCAGAATGGTAAACTTAACTAGATTATCAACAAACTTTTGCAGATCCATATCACCATTAGCTTGAGCCATAGTATGAAGTGTTTCCAATGACTCACTAATTAGATTAATATCATACGCAGACATTTTGTTATTGAATAACTTTATGTTATCTGTAGCATTTCTATTGTCATTTATTATTGGAAACAGATTCTTAAAAGCATGATTATTAGGATATCTTTCCTTCAGTACCTTAAGCATTTTAGGAAGTGAGATTCCATCTTTACTATCCTGAAACAGGTCGTAGTTCATGGCTATGGCCTTCTCTTTTCCATAAGGTGTATTTTGCAGGATGTATCCAAGAATAAATGACTGATACCTGTTTATCAAATCTGCTTTGTCATCATTAGATATAAACAACTCATTATCATCAAGCTGCTTCATAAGAGGATCAAAAACAGGAAGTGTTTTAGGCTGAAGGCTTACAAAGAACTCAGCAAACATGTTTTCTATATCGTCCTTAATTGACTTTATACTACTAAGGAACGATCTTTGGAAAACCCTATCTACTGAAGCTTTGGTTATAAAACCATCATTAAGCATTTTATTGTATCTGAGCTTTTGTATCCTGTTTTCAATCATGCTCTTTGTACGAGAGGTGTCATAAGATATACCCTTAATAAAGTTACTTAAAAGGTTTGCTTGGTCACGATAGTCAAGCATGTCCATCAACATGGCAACCTGCATACCCGCTTGCTTTTTATTAAGCTTTCCTGAGTTCTTGATCATGTCAACCATATCAGAAGACTTATATGAACTATAGTCATCTCGTAAAGCTTTGAACCTATTCATTGTCCTTGTAGGATATTCATCCACAGGAATAACCAGACCGGTAGCCTGCTCATAATACTTTTTAGCTGCCTTTAAAACTACTTCATTGAAATACAAGTAGTTATCATTTACTTCTGATACATAAGTCCGATTTGTATCACGAGCTTTAAAGAAGTCATCTATAGCTGGTTGATTAAAGAAAAGAGCAACGTTCTCCTGACTGACCCCGCGTTTGGTCAGATAGAACCAGGTACTTGCTGTTTCTAGGTTAAGTCTCAGCTCATATATAAATGGATCCTTGGCAGCATCCACAGATCCAGACAATGTCTCTGACAACAGGTCAAAAATAAACTGACTCTCAGAGTCTATAGTTAGATCTAGCTTAAGTGTATTGCTATTTGGCAGTTTAATATTTACGTTCTTGGTTTGACCATCGCTATTTTTGTAAGAACCAGATAGCTCTATCTCACCTATTTGTGCCATTGTGTGTGAGGTAATCTGAAGAGCCCCTACACCAACAAGCTGTTTTGATGTAACAAAAGTTTCACGAGTTTCAGCCATTGATCTCCACTCTGAAAGTTTAGTCATATCATTTTCCACCTGACTAGTTCCACGAAGAGATATAATCATCTCAGAAATACTCTTCAAACGAGCTGTTGAGTTTGGAACAAGAAGCTGCCTACGGTTAGAAGGATGTTCAATAATAGACTTCATTATTTCTATAAGCCTATTCTGAAGTGACTTCTTACTATTTTGTTTGCTAAGAGGAAGTTTAGAAAACTCCTCTAATGACTTCAACCCATTTAGACGAGCCATTTCTTTGGCCATATCTAAGTATATGGACTGCATCTCTTCTGAATTGCTTTCAACCAAGTCAACTATAGAAAGCTGCTTGTTTGACTTTATCATGTCTCGGAGTTCAGATTTACGATTCCTAAACGTGTCTAGTATATTCTTGTAATGTTTTTCAATAAGTTCCTGCTTAAATCCAAGTACATGAAGTTCCTCCTGGTACAACTTTATCATGTTGTCTAGTGTAGAATTATCATCCGTAAATATGTCAGACTCACGCATCATAACAGCATGCTCTAGATAAAGCTGTATCTCACGAGGTCCTTTTATATCTTGGGCAATAATATGATTCTTAACATTTACAAATGTAGCTCTAGTTTCATCAGTAAGATTCCAGTAGTGTTTCTTACCTGAAGCAAATAAATCCTTAAAGTGCTGATCTGTATCTTTTTCAATGGTCATAAGATTTTCCTTTGACTCACGGTAGTCATTGTACAAGGAATTCTTCCGACTCTTATAGTTGGTGTCAGCTTCTGTATTGATTCTATCAAGCTCTTTTTTAAAGTTTTCGCGTAGGGAAGCACGTTCATCAGCACTAAGAGCATACATCAGTTTACGTAGATCCTCATCTACAACACGGTTTACATAGTTGATATAACGTTCATTAAGCTCGTTTTCAGATGTTGAATATTTTACATACACTAACTCCCCGTTACGACCAATCTTATAATTAGCCAAGAACATGTTGAGTTTATCTATGTCGAAGTCAGTTCCAGACTTTCCTACGATTTCTGATGGAACTACAACGATATCACCATAGCTTGGGTCTAAGAATCCCTTTATACGGATAGATTCAATAGCATTAAAGCCTTGAGTAGGAATACGGAAACCTATTGCCGTTAGCAATGTTTCCATAGCCTCAGGAGAATTTGGCGTCCATATGCCTTCTTTTAAACTAAAGCCCGCCTTTTCAGGAGATATCCCTTCAAAATACCAGGGGATGTAAACTTCCATATAACCATTCTCACCATCATAAAATTTAAGATCACCTGAAGAAAGCATAACTGTTTTCTTTTCTTTAGCCGTAAGCTTCTCAAAATCAGTGACTTGCTCGTATTTGTCGTTCTTTAAATATACAAGATTACGTTTTCCTTTCTCCCACATTGTAGAGGCCACTTGCACAGATGACTTACCAAACATCTCCATTCTGATTATGCGGGTATCCACCATGGCTTGAAGAACAAACTCTATACGTTCTCTGGCAGGATTAGCATCAAAAGGATACTTTAGCTGCTCACCTAAATCTTTTACAAAATAGGTATCCATCATGTCTATAACATTGTCTGGCATACCTCTGCGAATAGCTTGCTCACGCATCGTGCTCATCATTTTGCTGAGATCTTTAGAAGTATATACACCATCTTGCTCATTTAAACCAAGTTCATTCAGCAACTGTTCCCTTTCTCTTAAAATCAGTTCATCTATTACTGCCATGTACTCTTCCTTAAATGGTTCAAGTTCTTTTGGAAGATTGGATAAAATGATCTTACGAACCTGGCTACCGAAGATAACCATATACCTCGCATAAGATGGTATCTCAACTTGAATACCTACATACTTAGATATGATATCCAGCTGTTTAGGTATAGCACTATTCACAGACCCGTCTTGATTGTACATACTTACCAGGGACCCATCAGGGTTTGTAACAGCCCCAACTTTATGTCCACTAATGAAATTAATTACGTCTGTACCTGTATTCTGTGCATCTATATACTTAGCAAGCATTGTAGGATTATGCTTAACTCTATTCCAAGTAAGTGGAAACACTGAGTTCTTAAGCATGTTCACGTGAGTCATGCCAGGAGTCATGGCAAAACCAAAACCCTGTGGCTTCAAAGGTTGTAGTACAGCATCAGGTTTTGGCTGAGCAAGTATCTCACGAGCCTTTTGAACTTGATCATCCTGATATCTTTTATGATAAAGGTGATTAGGATCATTACGGTCTACAATCTCCTGAGCATTTTCATAGTTCAACAAATCTTCCTGATCCTTTGTCAAACTGCTAGACAGGTACAAAAGATCACGGAAGTAATCCGGCATAATATAAGACTGACCATCAGACTCAGTTATATTGGCATAAGAAACCAATAATGATCCTTTCTTAATGTTTAATTTCTCAAGCTTGCCATCTTTGGTAAATAATGCACCAAGCAGATCCTCTGCCTTTTGCTTTCCTATAAAAGGCTCAAAGCCTTTAAACAGTGCTTCTGCAATGGAAGTAAGCTTCTGACTAATTATTTCTGGATCATCATAAGTAAGAGATTTCACCACAGGATGCTGTGTATCTCTGGTTCTTCCATCATAGCGAGGCTTGGTCTGATTCATAAGATTTATGACATCAGTATTTTCCGACACAGAGTTCTTTTGAGAGTTAGCACCACCGGAACGCTTAGCAAGCTCTTTATACAAAGCAGGATGACCATAAAAAAGTTTATGCTGTTCAAATACAGCAAGTTGACGGTTTACAGTTAAAAAGGTAACAAGTTGATCATATCTTAAATCATTCATACTCAATACTTCATCTCTCATTAAGATATTATCTGCAGGAATAGATAGAGTATTATACTTACCGGTTGCTTCATCTTTTATCACAATCTCACGGCTCAACAACCATTGTTTATGCTCAGCTACCTGGGCATTAATATATTTTCTTATAGCACCTTCATTCCGTACTGTACTTACAAAGTTATCAGCTACTGTATTATATAGCTCCTCAACAGCATCACGCTTCATCTTTTTAGTAACCTTGGTACTCTTTACCAGGTCATTGAAATAGTTCTGTAGTTTAGAACCTCTTTCATCATTAGTAAAACCAAGAATGCCTGAGAAATGCCCAAGCATCAGTATTCTATTTTGATGATCTTTAATATGATTTGGAGAAAAATGAAAGGTCAATGCATGCATAACCTCATCACGCAAAGCATCTAGGTACTTATCTTCTATAAGCCTTATATTGTTTATATCATCCGGCTTTATAAAATAACCCATATTAATACCAAACTCAGATGATTTATCAGAGTTAATAATACTGAAATAAGTACCCCTCATGATATGATATATCTCTTGGGTAATCTTGTCACTGAAGGTTAGGTTATCAGTGTTATCCCCCTCATTGGTCTGGTCAGATGCCAAACCTTGGATGTACTCATACTTCAAGGTTTTAAGTTCACCTGTCTGACGATCAAATATCTTATTACCCTTAGCATCAAAGAATAGACCACCAGGCTTCAAGATTTGAGACCTCCTTTGATAAGGATTCAATACAATGACACCGTTATTAACCGTTCCGTACTGAGGATTAGAAGCAATAAACTCCTCAAGAGTTTCAACACCTGCCATTGAGTTAATAATGTTTGTTATCTCAGAAGGCAGTGTTATTGCATACTGAGTTTTACCATCAGGTGTCAAGTGAGATAGCAAGGTATCTTCACTACGAAGATTAGCTTCTATAGCAAGAAGTGAGTTTAAAGGCCCCTCAACCGTTTTACGGTCAAAGAACTCACTATACATGAAAGGTATAGTCTTAAGCTTACGATCTTTAAGAACGCCTCTCATACTATTAAACGCACTTTCAATATCACTTTGGTCAGCCCCTGACAGTCTTTCTGAAGGAACAGAAAACTTAATACCCAAACGAGATAAAGCCTCTAGCTTTTCTCTAAAGTTGGATGCATTCAAAGCAATCTCAAGCTTTTTGCTTTGGAGGTTTACCTCTATAAATCCTCCTGGATTAATGTAGATCAGATCTGCACTAGCCAAGTTATTTATATCAGACTTAAGAGCTTTGTCTTTTACATTACTCCTCCACTCTTCTTTAATTTTTTGAACCGTATTTACAGAAATGGCATCCACATGACGTAGTCTTCCATCTTTACCTACAATAACCTTCAGAGGAATATTTCTGTTACGATTAAATGCATTTTCAAAAGCAAGGAGCAGTCTGAGCTCATCGTCTGTAAGTCTTTGACCTTCTTTTAGTTGATCATATTTAAGACGCTTTAACATCTTAGAAATCCACTCAAACCCAGGCTTGAATCTGGACTTGTGAACTGGATCACTATATTTATCTGTTAGCTTCTGAACCATACTATCCAGTGCACTGACAGAATTAAATGTTCCATCTGCCTGTTTCTTTTGTACAGGAACTATGTTACTAAGCTCATTTAAAAGAATATTCATCTTGCGTTTATATGCAACAAGACTAGTCAAACCAAGCTGGTTCTTTTCTTTATCTATTACTTTACCGTCAACATCTTGTTTGTCTGATGTCAAGGATAAAATGAGCAATCTTACCGAAGGGTTGGTCAATGTAGTAGGATCAATGTATATAGTATCCTTTAAGTTGAAAGAGTTAGCCAGTTCTTCTTTGTTAATCAGCTCTTCTATAACATCTTCATTTAAATTGCCAATAGGAGAGGAGGCATAAAAGTTCTGGTCATCTGCCTTTACTTTGCTGAATGACAACCCAAAATGAGTGAGATATCTTTTGAATTGATCTTTAACCTCTGTATTGAATGTCTTCAAAACAGCATCTTTCATTTCAAATAAAGGGTCCTGACCATTCATCCAGGCTTTATACTTGCGGATTTCTTCAGTCTGGCGTTCTGAACTTTCACCCTGAAACTTCTCATTGTTTAAAATAACCTTAAGACCCGGGTTGAAAGTATTAAATACCTTATTGTAAGTCTTCTTGTAGTATTCATCAAATAGTTTGTTGTTCTTATCAAACAACTGCTGTATATTGAAATCATTACTATATAACAGATCAAAGAAGGTTGCTGTCATACCTTCCATAAGAGCTTGTGTAAACTCTACAGACGTGTCCTTTATAGCTTTGTTGTTTTTTAACGTTGGATCATAGCTTGGAAGAATACTTTGATTCTTGAACCCACCAGAAGCTATTTTAGAAAATACAGATTGTATTCTGGTATCAAGCTCCTGCTTTATATCACCAAGACCCAAAAGTTCTTTGATAAAGTTCCAAAGTTTTCTAAACCAGATATTGCGTTTAGGAGACTGCTGCTTGATATTAGCTCCACGGTTAAGCATATAGTCTCTAAACTCCTCAGCCAAAGCTTCCTTTATACGACCAGATTCAGAACGGTATGGATAGTTTGCTACAGCCCATTTATAATGGGATTGAGTATTCCATTCAGGACGATTTTTATACTCAGCAATCATTGCCTGCTGTTGCTCAGAAGTTAAAAGAGCATTCCATACAGCTTCAAAAGCTTCATGGAAACCAGTACCAGCTTCTGCATTTTCATACAGTCTAACAGAACCATTATAAAACTGGCCCATATAGCGACCATCTATCAATGAATCAAAGACATCAACCATAAACTGAGGCAATGTTTCTTTCATCCACTCTTTAAACTCAGCTATATCTTCCTTAGAGACCGCCTCGGGGTTGTTTACACGAGCGTTTGGATCTACATCATTATCTTCCTGGATGGCATTTTGAGCCATCCTTAAATACTCACTAGCGTCATCAGTTTTTCCTTTTAAAGCAGCTAGTTCTGCATCATACTTTTTAAGAAGTTCTAAAAACTTTTCAAACTTTTCTCCGCCTTTCTCATCAACAACCTTATCTGTTTCAGACTTAATAGAATTAAGCTTATTTACAAAATCTTTTCCTAATGCAGTTTTAGCACTGGTAATTATTTGTTCTTGTGATAAAGGTTTACCCACTATTTCATAATCACCTGTTTTATCATTAAATTTAGCCACAACCCATCTACCAGTATTATCAATAGTGTAACTGCCCTTCTCTCCAGTTTTATTATTTTGAATTCTTATTGTATATTCTAAGTTTCCACCTGTTGGTAGAAAAGTTTCTAATACTTTGTAATCAGAAACAGAAACTACACTATTTGCCTGCTGAGTTTTGGCCTTGTATTCAGTACGGAGCTGCTTTTGAAAGATATCACTAAACTCATCCAAAGATAAAGGTGACTCACCATTAGCTTTGGTATAAGATACATAACTATCATATTTGTCTGCTACAAAAGCATCAAACTTGGGATCTTCTACAGGAACAGAAGCAACAGGTACATCTACCGTAGCAACTTTCGTAGGTGTAACAACTTTATTGCCTTTATTGGCAAAGTCCTCTATACTAAAAAAAGTACTGGTTAATTGTGATATAACATCATCCTGTAAATTCTTCTTATCTGCAGTTACAACACTAAGCAGTTGATCATCTGCATAACTAATAATAGAGTTTATTCCCTCCTCATTAGCTGACACCAAATTAGCTAGGTTAGTAAAATCAGTCCCATTTTCATCCACTATCTGAGTGACCTTGTATTTACCATTAACATATTCAGCATGAACATATAAATTAGTAGTACCATCTGCTCTCTTTCTTACAAAAGTAAGCTTTGGACCTTTGGGAATATTATTGGTAATAGTGTACATAACATCCCCATTTGGAAGCTTGGTTGAGGATTGGTTAATTCCATATGTCTTGATTCCTCCTGCAGGAACATCTGCTTTTGGTGCATCATTAGCAACTACTGGTGCTTCCTCCTCCAATATACCAGTTGTTCCATATTTTAGGTAAACGTTTTTAAGCTGATAATCTTGAGGTTCAATATTGTCTGCTTTGGGTGCTGTATAAGGTTTAATGTTTGTGTATATAATTGAACCGCCTTCACGATCAGCAAGAAGGTAATGTTGATAATTAACATACTTAGTACCAGGTATTATTTTGCCATCAATTACCTTGATCTCCGTAAAAGCATTGTTAGCCTTCTTATCAGAAAGCATTGTGTTGTTAACTTTATGATAAGGTACAGCCTCAAGTATGGCGTTACGATTATTTTCAATACTCTCCGCAGTAAACTCAATCTTGTTATTTCCAAAATGCAAACCATTCTTTACCCACATCTGAAAAGAGTAGGGAGCAAATCCTTCTTTTGGAGAAAACCAGTGTGCTACACCTTGGAGATATTTTATACCTAATTGGAACTCAGTATCTTCATCAGGACTCATAAGATCTAAGGCCTTCATTTCAAAGAGCTCAGCCATACGTTTAAGAACATTAATCAGATTATCATGCTCTTGTTCATTAAACTTTCTGTTATATACAAGAATGCTACTATTAGGATCATTCTCTTTGACCATTAGCAGCCTACCGGCTCTTACTTTACCACCATTAAATGTGGATACAGTCAATTTTACAGATGACCCATCGGGGTGGCGAAGGTTAGAAAAATCAGGATTATTTTCAATAAGTCTTCCTTGTAGAGAAAGCTCCTGGGGAAGAAGATCCCCTGAGTCAGTAATCCCCAAAGGCTCTCTATTAAAAATGCCAGGTGATTTATCCTCTATAGGTAGAAATACAGGTTCATTATTTTTGATACGTTCCTTTACAGTCTCGCGAAACTTTTTGAATCTACTGACTATAGCCAAGGCTTCATTATCAGAAAGCTTATTCTTATTTACAAAGTTCTTTTTTAACCAAGACAGTATCATTGCCGTATCTGAAGACATCAAACTAGGATGACCCAGCATGGCAGTATAGATCATGTTATCCTTGGTAGGATTTTCAAGTATATTGCCTGCAACATCTACTGGACGGAATACCCCTGAGCTGTCTCTTTTGACCACAACCAATCTGATATCATCATCATAGTTAACAGTGTTACCGTTCTCCTGCCAACTAGTTATCCTAAGATCCTGAAACTCTTTTGAATCCTTGGTAATCGGCATAAAGTAGTAGACAGTACCATTATTATTTCTTAGTGTAGTTCCTTCAGTAAATTTGAAATAACGAGCGTCCTCTGGAGAATTCAGCTCGGTATCTTCTAAGTCAGCAAAATGCAGACCTGCCGATTTAAACAAAGCTGTTTCAGAAAGAATAGGTATTCTTCCTTCTACTGTAATAAAGCTATCCCTTTCATTCTGACTATCGGGAATAATGTCTTCAATTACCTGAGTTGTTAATATAGCATCAGGTCCTTTGATAAGATCATCAGCTACAGGATTACTTCCTACAGAAATAATTATCTTATTGCCTTCTTGTTTAACACCAGCCCGCTCCCTGCGTATCTTGTACTGACGAATAATCTCGTTCTGTATAAGATCATACATTGATATACGTTTCTTAGCTTGGGCAATTCTATCTCGATCTTCCTTTGCAGTGTATAACCTAAGAAGCTTCTCTTCAGTAGCTTGCAGATTGTTAAGTATGTCATTAAGTTCACGCCTATATTTACCATATCTATCTGCAATATCAAACAGATATGCGGTCTCAATAGAGTCGGCCTTTTTGACCAAAAGATTAATTACGTTTTGTACGATCTGTTTTTTATCAGGATTGCTCTCCTGACGTTTGATCATATTCAACTGAAGAAGAAGTTGCTGTTTGTCATCAATGTTCTCAAGAGCATCAACTATATCAGGAACCTGGTCAAACTTGCTTAGTTTGTTTAAACGGTCAAGAAGATCGTTAAGTACAGCTATCCGCTCGTTTAATACAGCAATTTCACCCTCTGTACTAGCAATCATCTGATCGAGCTTCTCATTAGATATGTTTCTTTTGGGCTTAATAATCTGATTCTTCTGCTCTAACTGATTAATCTCCTGAGTCAGTTCCTGAGGAACAATGCTGCCTGTCTGGTCTCTTGTATATGGAACACCGGTTGACTTAAGCTCAGTAATACCAGCATCATAAGCTTCATAGATCTTTTCTATAGTATCTAACTCTTTCTGCAGGTTCTCTATTTCAGTTTTATATGACTTAATAGCATCTTCAGTCTTAGCAATCAATCCTACAAGCTTTTGCTGAGCTTCCTCAAGACGCTTTCTTTCTTTGGTCTTGGCTCCTTTTTGTTTTTTGGGAGGAAGCTTAGCAATATCCTGCTGGATTTGGTCCATCTCTGTGAGATAGCCAGCCAGTTCTTCCCTGAGGGCAATATACTTTTGTTCGTTTTCTTTCTTTTGCTCAGATACGCTATCAAACTTTTGAATTAGTTCATCTAAAGCTTTGCTTAGAATATCTATTTGAGTCAGTCTTCTTTTCTCATTGGATCTTTTAAAGTACTCTTCCTCAGACTCCGTTAAGTCAAAGAGACTGCTTTTGTTAGAACCATACTTCTTAATATAATCATTGTTATACTCAAAAGAATCAGTTTTACCTGTTACCGGATTTGTATAGACAACTCTTAATATATATTCAGAAGGTTGTTCTTGAGGAGCTGTTTCATAACTTGAAGTTCCGGTTTCTTCATCAAATACCAGAACTGGTTCATTACTTTGTGGCTGTTCCTCTTTTGAAAGTTCAAGCCTTGCCTTTACAACAACCCCACTAGATGAGTAGTCTTTGTTTGCATGAGGTCCTAATATGAGATGCCTCTTACCAGAGTTAGCACGGACATTCAAATCAAAAACCATATTTCTGTTACGGAAATAAATACGTTGCTCGGGAGTTAACTTATCCATCGGATACAGTTTCCCAATTGCTGCAAATTCCTCATTGGAGAGATTTATCACCTCACCATCATTGTTTACTGTAAAACTTACAGAGTCATCATTAATATTTACAATTTTGATGATATCTTGTCTATATACGATAGTTTTAACACTGCGTCCCTTGTAAACTCTTGATTCAGGTACAGACTGAGTAATATACTCTTTACCTTCTTGTATACCAAGTTCTTTATTTACCTTATCAGATTGATTATCAAGTTTATTTACTTCTTCCTTTAATTTCTTTTCCTCCTCTTCTCTTTTTTTCTTAAGACCATTTATAATATCTACTTCAGCTTTATGCTTTGCTATAAAATTATTCTTACCGTTTTTATTGTCAGCATAGAAAGCCCATGCTAATCCTTGAGACTTAATCTCATTTAACATCTGACCTTTTTTCTGCAAGTATGCATCAAGAAACTGTCTAGTTAAAGAGTCATTACGTTCTTCTTTTTCATAGAGATAAAATCCATCTTTGTCTTTTTTCAGATCTGACACAGTTGTCTCATTATCTTTTAACAGTTTATCATAGGTCTGATTAAGCTCTTCCAATAAGGTTTCATAAACACCCATTGGTGCAGCTTTGTCTTGACCAGATGTTTTCAGATAGTCAACAAGTTCCTTTTGGAACTCCATACGATAAAGCAGCTGATTAAGCTGATCTACCATACCATCAGAGAGTGAAGAGTTTTCTGAGTTAATAAACTGATTCTTTACTTCAGACTCTTCTGCTTCAATAATAGGAAGCTGATGTTTAGCAACAGCTTGTTTTGCTGCAAGATTTGTCAAGAAATACTTACGAGCCTTATCTTCTCTAGAGTTATCAAACAGTATACTTTCATTAAGTATTTTGTTCTGCTTGATAATTGTTGAAGCTAAGCTCTTATGCTTTTCAATATCTGATTGGAAGTTTTCATCTGCAACAAAACCAAGCTTAGCTAGATCTTCAGGACTTGCTGTTTTAAGAGAGTCCAGTTTATCCATCAAAGTACTTTCTAATCCTGAATTTATATGTGCTTGAACAAACTCAGAGAAAGCACTAAGTCTAAGATAGTCTCTTGTGTATTTGTTCTTAGTGTTATCAGCATCAGTCAACATATCAGATGTTGTCTGTATACCAGTTACTACAGAGTTAAGTTTCTCTTCATCTATAACAGGTTGATTGTTTTCATCTAACACAACTCTGTTAGAAATAATATCATTACCGTTTGAGTCTTTTGATTTAATCTCTTCAGTCTTATATATATTTCCAAACTTAAGCCAGTTTTCTTGAGCATCGGTATATGCTCGTAGTGCAGCTTCAGAGTTTAGTTTCTGCTGTGCTCTTTCCCCTCTACTAAATAATAAGTTAGATCCACCACCAAGAAGACCACCAAGACCAATGTTCATTGAAGCCTCAGGATCGTCTCCTTTAATAGCAGCAACTGTTTGCGTACTATACTGATCAAATAAATCACGGAAGTTATTTAACTCAAAGAAAGAAGAAACTTTACCCTGGCTACCGTATCTTTCATTAATACGTTGTATAGCCAACTGCATGTTTTCTTCTATAAAACCTTCACGTGCTATACCACCACCTAATATCTTTCCATAATACTTAAGTGCACTTTCAACAGGAGAAAGAGCAGCTTGAGACGCAAGACCTTCACCACCAAGAATAGTAGCTTTAATAGCAGACTTCTCACCAAGACCAAATGCTTTACCGAAGTACTTCATCTGCCATAAGTTAGTAGCACCAAGTAAAGCAGCATTCATTAAGAACGTATTTCTAGAAGCATCCCCAGCAATCTTATTTATCTCATCTTCACTATAGTATGTACCATCTGCTTTGATTTTATCACGAAGTGTATTTCTAACATTGTCTCTAACTTCTTTAGCCTCAAACATAGATTCTGAAGCAGTAGCTAGAGCCCAAGTATTAAACTTATCAATTGTCTTAGCTGCACGTTGAGCTTGCGTAAAATAATTTGCAATAGCTTCACTTCCTTCTACGGTTGTTCCTAAACCAGCTGCACCATATCTAGTAAGTGAACCAAGACCTCTCATAGTAGCTGCTCCTAGTCCAAGTTTGCTTAATACCATACCTGGAATAAAAGCCGAGATCATAAAAGCAGCACCATCTACAGCATCTTCTGCCCAAAAGTCTCCATCTGTAAACATTCTTCCAAAGAAACCTTTATCTCTATCAGCAGCTTCTTGAAACGTGGGCATCCATTCGTTCTTAGTCCAGTCATCAAAGCCTTCCATTACTTTATATAAAGCATTATCAGCAGATTTAGAAACTACACCTTCATAAGATCCCCAGTTCCAAGGACTTGCTAAACCAGCAAGAAAACCAGCACCTTGAAGAGTCTTTGTAACTACATATGTAGGAAGTCTAAAAGCACCTTTACCAAGTGTTTCATACCATGCTTCACGCTTACCGTAAAAGTCATCGTTATCTATACCAGGAATAAAACCGTAGTCCTGGTCATCGTAACGTCTTACAGTGCTTTCTCTATAAAATCTATCAGATGTTGCTCCTGACTGAAGCAAAGGATCCGCATTCAGGATGGCCCTGTTACGAAGAACAAGATCTTCCAAACTTGTAGGTTGAGGAAGTTTATTCTGTATAAGATGATTTGCTGCCTGAGCTCGTGCTTTAGGATTACGATCTAAGGGTTTACCCTTACTGTCAGTATATAGAGAAGACTGTGATAAATAATTGGGAGGAAGTACCGGATCACTACCACCAATAGGAAGCTGTTCAGTCTCAATTGTTCCTGTATTAAGTCCAGAAGTTTCATCTAATGATAAACTATTAGCGGATTGATCAAATAGATTTTCAGTCATAGGTACAAACTATTATCTTAATTTAATATAGAATTACTCGTAGCGGTAGTCATAATTAATACCGCTCGTATCAATAGTTTTAGAATTAGTACCTTTAACCTCATTCTCAAATATTTTAGCTCCAGCACCACCATCTGCACTAAGTAATCTTGCAGCACTTATCGCTTCCATAGGAGAATTAAAAACATCAGGATAAGATACACCAAAACCATTAATATGAAGATAGTACAAATTATTAGATTTCTTAATTACAAATTTAGTATCTCCATACGGTGTAGTAAAAAGAGAACTGGCATAATCACGTACACCAACATAAGACTGCATCTGATTAATAACAGCACTTTCTAAAGGACTATACTGCCTAAATTGATTTACTACTCTATTGTTAAGACCTTGAATCTCAAATATAGCAGGACCTTTCTCAGTTTTAATCAATCTAACCTTTGCTCCGGCAGCAGTCAGTTTGGTAACTATATCTTCAGGTTTCTCATTATTACTTCCTTTTGAAGTAATGTAGAAATATGCATTACCTTGATTGTTTGCAGTAACCCCTACCCCAGCATGCTTAAAATCATAACCATCTGGTAAATAGGTTGACACACTAGCTTCCAAAGATTTGGCATTAGGACTACCGGCATCAAAGGAAACTATATTGTTGATCATTCTCAGATTAGCAAAGTTATTCTCAATATAAGTCTGTCTATTTTTAATAAACTTGTCATAAGCATCACCACCTTTTCTTTGAATACTTTTTATCTGGTTATAAGCAAAAAGTAAATTTAAGTTTTCTTGTTGTAATCTACCTTCTTTTCCAGTTACTTGATTACGAACATTATAAGACTTACCGTTTATTTTTATAGTACCAGTATCACCAAACAAGTTTAAATTTGCAGATATAGTACCATTCTTTAAACCAACTGCAAGATCTTTACCTGATACTTTTGTACCATCATCAAGTGTAATAATACCAAGCTGGTTAATCTTTTGGTTAACACCTTCTACTTGCTTTCTTTCTTCTGGCTTCAAACCTTGCATAGAAGCATCTTCAATCTTCTGAAGTTTATTCTTAGCAACATTCTGAAGTGCATTAATTCTAGCAAGTTCAGCATTATTTCTATAGTAAATATCTGCTTTGGATACAGGTTTTCCTCCAGGTCCTCCGGTCTTTAACCAGCTTGCAATAAAGGCCTGGTCTATCTGGTCAACAGTTAACTTAGAATTAGGATTACGTTCTTTAACCTTAGTAAGAATATGTTGTTTGGTTTCAGTAGTAATTCTTCTCAAACTATCCTCAGCAACATTTACCTCTTCTTGTAATATAGATAAAGAAGTTTCAATATTCTTGCCATCTTTTCCTTCTGAAAGCTCACGAGTCTGAAAGTTACCTGGCAAGCCTTCAAGCTCCCACTTCTTAAGCTTTTCAGCATGAGATAAAGCTCGTATCTGTCTAGCATCTGCTCTGTCTTCTTTCATTAATGCAAGGCCAACTTGGTCTGCATCGATACTTGTAATAATATCATCATGTGCAAAAAGCTTAACAAAACTAGATAGCTTACCGTTAAAGTATATAGCAGACGCAAGTCTTTCAGAGTTATTTTTTATATAAGAAAGATCACCCTTGGCTATGTTTTGAAGGTTTCCATCTATCTCACGAGTACTATCTTCAAGTTGTTGTTTCTTTGTTTTCAATGCTTTTATAACATTAGGATCTTTGCTAAGCAAAAGTTCCTTATCAATAAGACCTACATTATAGGCATTCATTTCTCTTTGCTGTTCAGCTACTTGCTTATATGCACCAGACAGAGCCTCAGGATTATTACCAAGTCTTACCTGTGCTTCTATACGCATCTGCTGCTTAGCTTTATCAGAAAGTACTCCATTAAGATATTCACTAACTTCAGCTTCTCTCCAGGATTTATCATCTTTAGTTATTTTGTAAAGACCGTTGATATGATCTACTTTATATGTATTAGGTTTGAAATCTTTCATCTTCTCTTGTATTTCCTTATAGTAGTCATAATAAGGACTATACGACCTACGACCTGAATAATAACTACCTACCGAATCAATAGTATCATTAGCAAAAGCAGCACGTTGTTGTTTTAAATAATTAAGATTATCTTCACTAAACTCTTTTCCAC